TAATGTAAGGATTGGAGTTGAGGGGAATATTTTTAGTGGTACAACGGGAACCACAACAAGTTTTCTAATTAGACCAAACGATGCAATTACTGAAGAGTTCTACACTAACTTAGATGAGTTAGAAGATACATTAGTTAATAGAGAAACTACACCAAAGTACACTGCAACATTTAAAGTACCAAGAGATAGTTTTGACCAAACATCTACAAATATTGTAAATGTAGATATTAGTTGGCCGGTTTCAAAAGACAATTGGAACATACAAATAGTTGGTGTAAACTTTAATGATTACATTGAAAAGTTAAGTGGTTTAGGTGAAGAAATAGATGGGTACAAATCAAATTTAATTGTAAGGTTTTTAACTGCACCACAATTATTTGAATTTGATAGTGAAGATAAAAAAGCTGAGTCAATATTTCAATTGTATGGTCAAAATTTTGATAAGGTAAAAAAATATATTGATAACATTGCTTACATGAGAAATGTAAGTTATGATAGTATAAACAACGTACCTGATTTATTATTAAAGAATTTATCACAAACACTAGGATTATCAACGGTTAATTTATTTGATGAGAAATCATTACAAGACACGTTATATTCAAGACAACAAGCGGAATACCTTGGTTTATCTTTGGGTAAAACTTTGGTTGAAGCTGAATATGAATTTTATAGAAGAATCTTAACAAACTTAGCTCATTTATATAAATCAAAAGGAACACGTTCTGCAATACAATTCTTTTTGAAATTCTTAGGTGCACCTGAACCATTAATTAAAATTGATGAATATGTTTATGACGTAAATGGTTTACCACAACAAGATTTTGAAGATGACATTGATGAGGTAATTAGAGGAACTAAAACAAATATTGTAATTACAGGATACACAGGTGGTGTATATCTTACGGGAATAACAACTGGCACAACGACATTAAGTCGAGAAGAATACCCTATAGATTCAAATGGACTACCAAGAAAAGTAACAAACTTAGACTCTGACATATATTTCCAAAAAGGAGCGGGTTGGTATGATTTAACATTAGACCATAGGTCTTCAAATATTATCGATACTGAATTATCTGTTTTAACTGGAAGAACAAAAATAATTAAAACCAAACCAAAAGATTACACTTATGGTGAAGATTATTTTGATAGTTTTAGAACATTAGATGGTTTGGATTATGGTTTCGAATTAGAACCAAGAATTGATAACTTAAAAGGAAGTGTTGTATTAAATGAGAACGAATCAAAATTAACATTAAATAGGAAAAATATAAATGTTTATTTATCTCCATCACGAGGTATTGAATTTGATGTTTATAGACAATCAAGAGACTTGTCATTAACTTTTGGTGGACAACTACAACCACAAACGGAATTAACATTTGCGGAATATTTGGATGACGTATTAAATCAATTAATTACCGAATCGCATATATCAAAATATAGTAAATCCTATTTTCCATTAGAAAAAGTTTTTAATGATTATATAACAAATACAAATTTTATACCATACAATTTTGCTTCAGTTAATGAATTTATAAATAAGATGAGTCCATATTGGATACAAGTTATTGAACAATTTATACCTGCAACAACTTTATGGACAGGGGGTAATTTAGTAGGTAATAATGTTTTTAATCGTTCGAAATACGCTTACTTGAATCCAAGATATGGTGTAAAAATATCGGAACCATATAGCAGTGATTTATATAATTGTGTTCCAATTGAACCAACCCCAACTCCAACTCCAACCGCAACCCCGACTCCAACTGCAACCCCGACACCTACACCAAGTAGTACGCCAACTCCTACACCAACGGCAAGTAGTACTCCAACACCGACGCCTACACCAACACCAAGTAGTACCTCAACTCCTACACCAACTAGTACACCAACACCAACAGAGAGTAGTACGCCAACCCCTACACCAACAGAGAGTAGTACGCCAACCCCTACACCAACAGAGAGTAGTACGCCAACCCCTACACCAACATCGACTGATGTGGTTGAAGCCACCTCAACTCCTATACCAACTAGTACACCTATACCAACTAGTACACCTACACCAACATCGACTGATGTGGTTGAAGCCACCTCAACTCCTATACCAACTAGTACACCTACACCAACAGCAACAACAGTATCGCCTACTGCAACGCCTATACCAACAGCAACAACAGTACCGCCTACTGCAACGCCTCCCCCTACAAGTAGTCCGACTCCGACCCCAACTAATCCTTTATCAGAATGTTATATATTACAATCTGCACCTTATGGTGGGTGTACCTTTGTATTCAAAAATCAAAATGGAACAACCATAACAACAAATATACCATCAGAAGATGTTGGATTATGTTTTACTGAGTGTGTTACTGAGGTGATAAGTGATGATTGTGGGTTCGTATCTCAAGGTGTTGGTTGTCTAGATCCACAATGTGATTGTAGTCCTCCCGTTGTAACGATTCAAATTGCAACAAATAACTCATTAGATATATCCGTATCATTATCTGCAATTACTGTAAATAATGTTGCGGTAACCAATGTTTCAGGTATTGACCCTAACACAAGTGGAAATGGTGCTACAGTTGACACTAATCAAATAGGTACATATGATGTAACCATTTATTACTATGCGGGAATTGCCGGACAAAAAATAACATTTACCGATAGTAATAATGTCACATATTGTCAAAATACAACCACAGGACCTAATAACATGACATTTACTAGTGTAGTTATTAATCAATCCTCACCACCAATAATAAGTGCTGAAGATGGTACATGTACTTAAAATTAAATTAAAAAATATTTATAAAATATGAGCTTCTTAAATACAACATATTCGGCAACAGTAGCTGCAAGATTAACACAGAAAGGTAGAGACGCAATTTCAAAAGGTAATTTTGTAATAAGTTACTTTGCGGTAGGTGATTCGGAATACAATTATAGTGGAGTAACAACTCAAAGTGTATTTGCACCATTTGACAAGGATGTTAATGTAAAATATCCACTATGGTACACAAATAGTGGGTCAACATTATATGGTGTTCCGGTACAATCGTCATTCTTACAATCATGTAGAAATGTAATGGATCCAGATAGTGGGTGGACGGTAAATGTTGTATGGGATCAAAAACCAATCGGATTACCAACAAATTCAAGAGCGTTAACGGGGTATGTTAGTAATGTACACACGGGAACTAAAGAGTTCTTAGGTTATAATTCTTCATTAGGTCAAACACAAAATACAGGAACAACTATTGTTAATACAATGAACGAAATTGTGACAATCACTCCTGAAGAACAAAAATGTATTGCACTATTACACTATACACAAAGTGGTATAACCTCAGACCCATATAGATTTTTTAAATATGATGACTACATAAGTACACATACAGGAAATACCTCACCAAATTTGGTTTCAGACAAAGATTATTTTAAGGTAACAATACCAACATTAATGTATCATAGAAATCATTCATCAAGTGCAGGTGCAACATTCTATATGAGTGGAACAACTAAACAGATGGTTTCGAATTACCACTCAAGATTTACAATTGATTATAGAGATTTAGTTGATGGTACAGGAACGACAGCAAATAGAGTTGGTAAAATATTCTTTAATCAAAAAACAATAGTTTTTGATGACGAAGAAATTGTGGCAGCATTAGACGTTAACTCAAAAAGAAGTTACACATTAACTGCACCCAAAGTAAGTGCGGTTGTTACTAACAGTCCGTTAACGGATTTGACAACGGGTAAAACAATATGGGTGACATACATGGTATCAAATGGAACTGGAAACAGTTCAAATGGTTTACCATGTAATTACTTCATGAAAGTTACAGGACAAACAACTCCACATAGTATTGCGGTTAAATTTAATAGTAACGATTTTACAAATTTAAATAACGGATATACTGCAAATAAATTTCACATTTTAGCACAAATAGTAAATAATGGTAGTAAACCAAATCCAGAATCTTGGAAATTAATGGACTTTACTACAGCCGCGGGTGGGTCATCGTTAAGTAATTTAACAGGTGGATATACTTTCACAATAGACCAATCAAGTTACGCAGCTGCGAGCACATTCTTATTATCAGATTATGTTACAGGTACCGATTACACATCGAATAGTGTTACACCATATTTTGGTAATCAAAGAACGTTCCCCGGTAATGTAAGTGTGGTAAGATCAACAGACATAGCTGAAATGGTATTCAATGCCAATTTACCAACAGGTAAGTTTACCACATCACAAAACCCAACTAAAACAGGTAACCCAAGAATTACTGAAGTTGCTTTATTAAATTCTAATAAAGAAGCGTTGGTTTTCGGTAAATTGGCAACACCATTAGAAAGAACGGGTACACAAGTTATTTCGGTTAAAATAGATTTCTAAGCTTTACATTTTGTAGTTTTTAAATTAACTTTTAATATGAGTATAGATGTAAAATTTAAAAACAAACCTAAAATTCTTGGTTTAGATATTTCAACTAAAACCATTGGGTTTGCGTTGTTCGATATATCGGGTTCTAAGTTATTGGAGTTAACACACTTTTCACCAAAAATTAAACCACAACCAGAAGATAAGATTGAGGAATTAATCAAAAAGGCAGATACTTTCAAAAAACATTTGGAAGGGTATAAAAATATGGGGATTACCCGTGTTATTATTGAGGAACCATTATTACAATCGAATAACATTTACACAATTGGAACTTTGTTACGATACAATACTTTAATTTTAAAGAATTGTTACGACGTATTGGGAATATTACCAACATTTATTTCAACATATAATTCAAGAAAATATGCGTTCCCTGATTTAGTGGGACCAAACGATAAAGGTCGTAATGTTTTATTCGGTGGATACCCAAAAGATATTGATAAGAAACATGTGATTTGGGAACACGTTAATACGGTGTGTCCTGACATTAACTGGTTGTATGGTAAAAATGGTGCACTTAAAAAAGAAAATTATGATATGGCCGATGCGGCATGTTGTGTGATTGGTTATGTTAATATGAACAAATTAGAAAAATCCGGCAACTAAAATTTTTATTTACGGATAGTTTAGGTTATATTTATAAAGATAGACGGGGAGTGTAGAAATACACTTTTGGTTGGTTTCCCTCGGAGGTGGTGTTCCGGGGGATTTTTTTTTATCAGTTATTTTACTTATATTTGTGAGTATGACCGAAAATGAAGTAGATTATTCCGCTGTTGTTGAAATCCTCGAAGATATTTTAGGGGATTACAAATCACATAGTGACTATAAAGGTCAAATATCATTTGACTGCCCAACTTGTTCTCATGATATTAAAGGATTAGAACATGGGGATGGTAAAGGTAATTTAGAAGTTAACTACAAATATGGTGTTTATAAGTGTTGGGTATGTGCAGAAACACATGAAACACACGGATCGATATATAAGTTAATTAAAAAATGGGGTAATAAGAAACAATTAAAAAATTATCTTTTATTAAAACCCGAAGACGATGAGGATAATAAAAGAGTATATAAGCCTGTAAAATTACCTAAAGAATTTGTGGCATTTAAAGATGCAAGTAATGGTCTTAAAATGACACCACAATATAAACAAGCATTTCAATATATTAAAAAAAGAAACATTACTGATGTGATGTTACAAATGTATAGTATTGGATTTTGTTATAGTGGTGAATATGAAAATAGAATCGTTATACCATCATATGATTTAAATCATAACATAAATTATTTTGTGGCACGTTCATACTTGTACAAACCCAAAATGAAATATAAAAATCCCGAAGCACAAAAAGAAATACTCATCTTTAATGAATACTTAGTTAATTGGGATGAAACAATTTATTTGGTTGAGGGTGCGTTCGATAGTATATTCATACCAAACTCAATACCTATGTTAGGTAAGTTTATGAGTGAATATTTGTTTAGCGTTTTATACGAGAAAGCAAAAAAAATAGTAATAGTGTTGGACCCCGATGCGTGGGAGGATGCTGAAAAGTTATACCACAAACTTAATTGTGGTAAATTAATGGGAAAGGTTTGGATTGTGAAATTAGAAGGAGATAAAGACATTGCCGATTTACAGGGGGACCTAACCAATTATAAATTAAAACAACTTGATTAATATGAATTTAAACGATATCTCATTAGAGATTAAGGATTTATTAGAACAAAGAAGAAAAGAAATTGAATTAACTTTTATTGAGGAAGAACACATCTATTTTATGAAAGATGTGGATGGAGTGGTGAAGAAAAATTTCCCGTCAGTATCTAAGATTATTAAGAAATTTCATAAACCATTTGATGCCGAAGGTATGGCATTAAAAATGTCTAAGGGTGATCCTGAGGGGCAAGCAGAATTGCTTGCGGAATGGAAACGAGCTGGTGACCTATCAACTAATATGGGTAGTAGAGTACACTTTGAATTGGAGAGTGATTTAATTAATCGATTTGACAATTACAAAGAAGTGAGAAAACCAATATTCGAAATTAATGACGAACAACAACGTAAAAGTGATAACATGATTATGGCGGGAAAACAATTCCTTGATTTAATGTTAGAACGTGGAGCGGTTTTGTTGGACACGGAAATTGTATTGGGTGACCCTGAAGAACAATATACTGGTCAACCAGATAAGGTGTGGTTAATGATGAATAAAGAGAAAGATGGATTTGGATTTGTCTCAACAGATTGGAAAACCAATCAACCAAAGAATTTTGAGGTTCAACATTATACGGGTAAATTATATCCACCATTTAATAATTACCACGATAACGCATTGGGTCACTATTACTTACAACTTCCATTATATGGTAGGTTATTATTGAAAATGTTAAAGGGAACTAAGTTTGAAGATACAAAATTATTGGGAAATGTTATTGTTTTATTAAAAGAAGATGGTACTTTTAATGAATATAAAGTTCCACCACAAATCAATAATGCAATTTTAACAATGGACTTATCAAAATATATTAAAAGATGGTAAAAAAAATTATACATATTGCCGACTTACATATTCGTACAATTCAAATGCATGATTTGTATAAAGAACAATTTCAAAAATTGTTGGATGAATTAAGTGTTAAATTTTTAGAATGGGCAGATGAGAATATATCGCACAACGAAATTAGAATTGTTATTGCGGGTGACATCGCAC